CAGACGACGTACCGGATCCGCCAGGACTCCAGGAACGCGGCCATGCTTGCCAGGTCAGCGGGCGAGATCACGGCTACGATCGCGGATTCCTGCGATATGGCCAGGAGCCGCTCCCATAAGTTCAGGAGCATCCGACGGGCGATATCATGCCGGCGATGGATGGCGGTCAGGTGGACGATCATATCTGCGGCCCGGAGATCTGATTGAGGATGTTCACGACGCCGAGCGGGATCTCTTTGATTTCGATGGGCGCCGTCGCCTCGCGGTTGACGTTGTAATGGCCTGCGATCGACAGGATCGCGACCTTGACAAGACTGGCGTCGTCAGCCGACAGCGGTTCGGGAACATGGGGATGCACGGGCCCGAAGAGGCGCCAGCGGCGATAGTGGACCTTGCGCAGCAGGACGCCGTTTTCCAGCCAAACGCCGGCCTGGCCGAATACGTAGGCCTGCGCTGCGTTCAATATGAGGATTAAATTGCCGTCCTCCGGGCTGTTTCCGGAGGCGTCCGTATCAATCTTCAGGAAGGAACGGGCCGCCGCGAGCGGGACCAGGCCCGCATAGGACGGCCCCGGCGGTAGGAGTTCCACGGTCATTCCGTCACCGTCACAGTCTGCCGCGTCGAGAGGCCGGTGCCCGGCTTATAGAAGTCGATGTAGTAGACGCTGGGCGCCAGGAGGATCGCGGCGACCCATCGGCCGTCGCTGCCGGTCGCGCTCTCGCCGGCCGGCTGATAATCGCCCGCGTCCCACTCCGACGCGAGGTAGGCCCGAACGATCGCCCCGTCCACGGGCACGCCGCCGGACATCGCCCGCAGGGCGTCCGTGGTCCCGTAGTTGTGGTCCACGGCGACGACGTTGTTCTGTGCCCAGGAACCGGCCCCATGGGCCGCTGTCAAGGCGTCGTTAATCGCACCGACTGTGGGAGCCGCCGCCGGCGGCGGCGTGTAGGCGTTGGCGGCGAGGCGGCTGGAAACAGAGGCATCCAGGTTCGCGGCGGCCGCGAGGATGGCGGCGACGTTCGCCGCGATCGTGGCGATGTCGGCGTCGTCCGGGCCGGCGTAGGCGCTCGCCGCCAGGCGACTGGAGACAGAGGCGTCCAGGTTTGCCGCGGACGCGAGGATGCTGGCTACGTTCGTCTTGATCGTTCCGATGTCACCGTTGTCGGGAGCCGCGTAGGCGCTGCCGGCCAGGCGACTGGATACCGAGGCGTCCAGATTTGCCGCGGCCGCCAGGATGCTGGCGACGTTCGTCTTGATCGTGCCGATGTCGGAATTGTCCGGGGCGACGTAGGCGCTCGCGGCGAGGGTCACGCTGCTCTTCTGGTCGCAATTCTCCGCGTCGCCCGTCGGATTGATCGACAGGCAGGCCGCATAGACGCCGCCGGCGTAGATCGCAAGGTAGCCCTGGAACGCATCGGGAATCGCCGCGGCCGAGAAGATATAATCACCGGCGCCCAGATCAGTGAACCCGGAGGAGATCGTCGCGCCCTGCTGGGCGCCGGCGCCGTTGAACACCATGGCGGTCAGCGTGAGCCCGGCCGCGGAAAGGTGAAGATCGAATATCCTGGCGTATGGCATATTATGACTCCTGAAGCTCGAATCCCGGACGGTCGCGTCTACGCAACTAGATCGGCTTGACGATCATCCAGTTGACCGTGCTGGTGTCCGCCACGTTCGTGCTGTTGATCGTGAAGGATGTCCCGGCGGAAAGCGAATACGACAGGAATCCCTGCGTCCCGCCGGGCGTCGATACCGTCAGGAAAATCGTGCATCCTGCCGAGGCCGTAGTGTTGGGAACGGTCACGGTCCCTGCAACGAGCGTCGCCGTGCCAATCGAGCCATTGTGGGCCCAACTCACAGCCGCTCCAGACACGCCGCCCGTCTTGGCACAATTGGCCGTCAGCGTCACGGACGTAGCCGAGGTGTAGGTTTTGATCGTCGTGACCAGCGGGACCGTTCCGCCAGCGTTGCCAGCACCAGCGACGGAGATCGTATTGTCCACGTCCGACAGTTTGAACGCCCCGGTTGCCGACGTGAGGACGCCAGACCCGGCGGCCATCACACCGTCGGCAACCGACTGCGTCGCCTTAAGTTGGAGACATGCGCCTTCTTTGCAGAGGGCCGTATTCCCTGACGAATCGACTAGCAGCGACACCGTGGGCGCGACTATAGCCGCAGGCCAGTCGGGCGAGTTGTGGGTAAAAATTCCCACGCCTGTGTGCCTATCTCCCCCTCCGGTATGTCCGCAAACTCCGCGCATGCCGCATGGAAACAAGGATTCATAGCTCTGAGTCGTGGTCAGGCCGAATCCGCCAAACACAACGTCGGTGCCGTACGAGACGTTGCCTCGCGAGGTCAAATCGCCGAAAATCGACGAGGTGGTGTCAGTAAAAATGGCATGGTAGGCCGCCGTTACCGAGCCAGCGATAGCCATAGGGTTCAGTGCCGTCCCCGACGGCATGCCCCCTGACGAAATGTAATACTGCATGTTGTAAAGCGGGTACAGGGAGTCGCAGTAGTAGCTCCCCTGACTGCTCCCCGAAATACCCTGGTAGATGCACGCGCCCACGTTGGAGCCGGAAAACGATTCATCCCACCACCCGTTCCCAGTCACGAAATTATTCAGAGAATAGGTCTCCCGGAAGCCCCACGTGTAGCGCACCATCTCAATCGTGTTGTTTGCGATGATGTTTCCTTGGGCTGACATATCAGCATCGATACAACCATAATTGCTGAGAGCTCCGCAGTTGGATTGGATCATGTTGTCACGGATGATGATGGCGTTGGCGTATGACCGGAGCCACACGCATCGCCGAATCGCCGTGAAGTGGCAATTCTGCACAACGGAGCCGTAGCCCTGAAAGGCGTTGAACATCGTGTTTCCGACACTGAGGTTGATGCTCATCGGCCGATTAGTCTCGGTCGTCTTAGCCGTATATGGCAGGGTGATGTGGGCCGAATCGACAAATGTCATAGGTCCGGCCATGTACCCGCGCATGAATGAACTGTCGCTCACGCCGGCGAGCTGCGCGACCTGCGACCCGTCAATCTGCGTGGCCACAAACGGGGTTGAGGTAGAACAGGTGATGGTGTTAGAGGCAGCGGTAGTAGCGGCGTCAGTGACAACCCACGCTCCACCGAATACCAGGGCGTCGTGAGTGGGCGTTTTGACATTACTAGCGGTGGTAGTCGAGTTTGGAGGGTTTGTCCGGTTGCCGCGAAACGAGCAGTCATGGATGTGGCAAATCGTGTTGGTTGTCAGGAAATACGGAGTTGTTCCCCCGGCGATATTGTCCTCGATCGAAAGATTGTAAAGCTCCAACGCGCCCATGCCCAGGGTGACGAACTTCGCGCCAGGATTGACGCTCGTATTCTCGTATCGCAGGTCCAGGATCGAACCGGCAAATGTAGCACCATCGTCGCTGCTGGGCGGCGGAACGGTAGCAGCAAAGCGACCATCCCCGACAAATCGCAGCGGTACTTGATGGTTCTGGATCGACCCTGATAGGGCGCTATTTGGGAGGATGATCTGACTGGCAATAAGATACGTTGCCCCGCCAGCAGCACCGCCGGGGAAGTACACCGTCCCGCCGCCAGCGGCCACGGCAGCATTGATCGCGGCCATGACGCCAGGATAGCAATCCGTCCCCCATTGGACGTTCGCTCCGGTGCAACTAGTGAGGGCGTTGGTGGCGAGGGTAACATGGTGGGCGTCCGTGTATCCTGCAATCGTGGTGGTCAGGAGAGTATTGACCACCATCGCCGTGATCGTGGCCCCGCTTCCGCCGCCACCGCCAGACAGCGACACGGCCGGAACCGACTTGTAGCCGCTGCCGGGTGTCGTCATATAAACCGAGCACAGCGGCCCGGTGCTTGTGCCTAGCGCGACATCCTCTATCATCGCCCGCCCGACAGCCTGCGTGCCGCCTGCCGCCGGGGCGGCGATATTGACGGTCGGGGCCGTGCCCGTGTAACCCGTGCCCGGGCAGGTGACCCCAATCTCCACGCTGCAAACGCCCGCGCCAACAACGCCGACGTACTTGCCAACGTCCGCCGGCGTGAACGTCGCCGATGCGGAGGCCAGCACGGCAGAGCCGGCGGTCATAACGCCATCGGTGACGGTTTGGAGGTCGCTGGTCGTTGCGCCGTACTGAGTCACGTCGAATATCTTCCCTTGGGGCGTCGAGCTGATAACGCCACCAAGGGAGCGACTGTCGCGATCGGCGACGGTCCAGAGAACGAGGAGAAACGCAAGCAGCCCGATCGGAAGCAGAGTTTTCTTCATGGCTCAATCCTTATGCAGTTGCCCAGGTGCCCACGGCCCCGACGACGATCCAGTCCGTCGCCGACGTCGCTTGTAATGTCAAGTTCGCCGCGCCCGCGTCCGTCAGGATATTGTCGGTGATCGTCCCGGCCACAGATGAGTTGCCGCCAGGGGCGTGGATCGTCACGCCGGCCGGGGCGTGGATGGTCAGCGAACCGGTTCCCCCAAACGTTACTCGAAGGACCTGCCCCGCGATCGCCGCCGGCAGCGTCACCGACGCGCCAGCCCCCGAAACCATGTTGTTCGAAGAAGGTGACAACACCTGGCCGGAATTCACGGGGACGATCGGAAGGTTCCCCGCGACGGTCATGCCATTGATCGCCGCAAGGATGGCAGCAAGCGTCGTCTTCGCGTCGTCGTCACTCACGCGAAGCTCGCCGACGTTGTTGACCTGGATGGGTGAGTATTCGCCGTCGGTGGTGACCAGCGTAATCCGCGCGTCCTTGCGGACGGCGAGGAGCATGATCCCCTTGTCTTTGTCGGTGGCGGGTGTGTCCTCCTGGGGCGACAAGAGCCCGAGGAACGAAACGACCTTGTTCGCCGCGTCGCCCGCTTCGCCCGCCAGTGCCTTCTGTTCAACGATGTCCGTCATTGCGTTTCTCCGGATGCCGGTCGATCATCAGCCGCCGTGCGGTCCTCGGTGCGTCGCGAGGGCCGATCGGCGGCCGCCCTGGGTCATGGCATTTCAGTTGGGAAGCTCCAGGGCGGCCGGCATCATGCGGCCCGCTCCGAGCGGACCGCCTTCTGAGGTAGCGTTATTTCTTCGCCGGCTTCGCCTTCGATTCCGGGGCCGCCGTCTTGCCCAGGATGCGGTTTGCCCTGGCCACGGCGGCGCGGGCCGCGTCCGTTCCGCCCGGCATGTACTCGCCGGTCCGGAGCAGCACGCGGGCAAGGTTCTCCGGCACGTCCGCCGAGAAGGACGATTCGGCGGTGAAGTGGAACTTCATGCGTCCCACGGCCGGATGCGTTTCGCGGAGACCTCCGGTGTAGAAGAGCTTCATGCTGCTTGCGTTCTTGACCGACATTGTGTTCTCCCGTTCAGAAGACGGCAATCGAAAGCGGAACGGGGAACCTGGCACGAGAAGGCCAGGCTCCCGCGTCCACTGGTAATCCCTAGCTCGGCGAGACGCCGTAGCATTCCATCACAATCAGGTTCGCCGGGTTCCCGGAGGTGTTGATGACGACCTGGTAGCCGTCGATCATCAGGACGCCGATGCCCTGGCGGTTTCCGTAGTCGCGCTCGTTCGTAACGAACGTCGGGGCCTGCCCTTCGCCCTCGGCGATCGCCTCGGCGCCGAAGAACACCTGCGTCGTCAGGTTGTTCAGCGTGATGAGGGCTCCGGAGGCGTGGATGGCCGCCTGGCTCGCATTCGCCCCACGGGTGCAGCCGGTGAAGCTGGTCGCCGTCGTCCCCGTGTAGGTGATCTGCTCGTTGCCGATCAGGAGCGTGCCGGCCGTGGGGAAGTACTTCGTATAGCTGATCGGGCGGCCGCCGCCCACGTTGATCGTGGTCGCGTCGATCGCGAGACCGGTGCTGGCCACCGTCGTCTCCGGACGGAGCGGCGAGCCACTTCCGGCGAGCTCGCTGTACGGGTAGACGATGACGCCGTCCCACTCGCCGACCGCGCCGGAGAAGAGCGGGTTGTTCGCGCCCAGTTCGGCGATTCGGGCATGCGCCATCTGCCAGGTGGGGTCGCTCTTGAGGGCGGCCTCGTCGATGGCCGACACGACGCAGCCGTAGTAGCTGATCTTGCGGCCCTGCGCGTCCATCTCGATCCGGAGCGGCTTCGCGCCGATCCGCTGGAGATGCAGCCGGCCGCGCGTGAGCTCGGCCGTTCCGAACGTGTCGTTCGTCCCGAGCGTGGCGCGGCTCGTCGCGTCGCCGCCATAGAGCCTGGGCGCGGTCGCGACGATCGCCGAGAAGATCAGTCGATCCTGCTTTCGGCCCGCCCAACTGGAGAGCCCGCTCCGTGCGAACGTGGCCAGGTCGACCGCGCTCGACCAACGGACCTGTCCCGTGGAGCAGACGCCGTGCCGGTAGAGGGAAGGCGTCACGACCTGGTGACTGTTGGCGATCTCCTCTTCGTTACCTTCCAGGATGCCCTCGCCCGTCTGCCCCTCGCCGTCCAGGTTGCCGAGCAGCGGCACGTCGATGGCGACGCCGGCCCTTCCGCCCGGAACGGGCTGGCGAATGATCGGCAAGTTGCTGCCAGGAGCCCCGCGCATGCCGGGGCCGAAAAAGCTCTCCAGCATCGCGTCGATTTGCAGACCGGTAACCCACTCGGCCTTGCCGAGGATCGCCGTTATTTCCGCGTACGTGATCTCTGCCATGTGCGTTGTCTCCGTGTGATTCATTCGGACGGTCCCGCTCGGCTACGCCGCCGGGCGGGGACCGCCGTCATTTCGGTGCGTCAACTCGATCCGTTCAGTTCGAGGCGGGCGTCGTCGCCACCTGGCGAAGGTGAGCCTCCCGCTCCGGCTTCGTCATCGCGGCGAGCTCCGTCCTCGTCTTCGCGACCGGCGTCGTCGCGGCCGCTCCGGCCTGGCCGCCGGCGGAGGAGCCCAGGTCGGGCAACTTGCCGCCGATCGCCTGGACGTCCGCCTGGAGCTGCGTCACGGCCTTCTCCAGCGCCGCCTGCAGCGCGGCGGGATCGTCGGTCTCGGGGATCATGGCCTGGTAGGCGGCCGGGAGCTTCTTCGCCTTCTCGCCGATGAACGCGGCGCGGGCGTCCGCGACCTTCTTCTTCGCGGCGGCGTCGGCGTTCCTCGACGCGGCTGCGTCTTCGCGTGCCTTCAGTTCGGCCGCGAGTTTTTGGCTGACCACCTTGCCGATGGCGGCCTCGTCGCTCTTCCCGGCCGCGACAACCGCTTCCACCTTGCCCGCAAGGCCATCCACGGCCTTGCGAATGTCGGCGAGGACTGCTGTCGCCGCCGTCGTGGCCTGCGTGGCAAACTGCTCACCCGCGCCGGCCAGGGCGTCGCCGATGGTTGCTTGAACCATCTTGTCGATTTCCTGCTGCAATGCTGGGTCCATGCTTGTTCCTTTCCTGTAGGAGTGTTTCCAACTCTCGCCACTTCATGCCGTGGCCGGCGTCAGATCGTCTTTCGGAAAATTCGCAAGTCGCGAGTCGCAAGCGGCGGCTCAATCGGCGCGGGATGTCGTCTCGCCGGGCGGGGCGGCGGCGCGGCGGGCGGCGTAAACTCGGTCTTTGCCGGCGTATAGCGCGGCCGCGTCGCTGATCGAGATCCCGAGGAACATCTCGTTGATCTTCCCGCGCTCGAGCTCACGGGGCGACGCGAAGCGGGGAATGAACGGGGCTATCGTGTGCGTGCAGTGCGGATGGAACGGCGGACCGCCCCCGGGCATTTCCACGCACGACGGATATTCGCTCGACCTGCCGCTGATCGAAAATACTTTGTTGACGTAGAAGTCGCATTCATCGCCGCTGATCTTTCCCACCACGAGGATCAGGTCGAACATATCCGGGTCGCCCATCTCCTCGCCCGTCTGCGTGAGCCGCTCCTTTTCGGCCTCGACCACGGCCTGGCGGAGCTGGAAGCCTGCGCACAGCCGACAGTAGTAGTCGATGGGCAGGCGCAGCTTTCCGGCCTGGATCACGCCCGCGTCGAAGTCGACCAGGTCGGTAAGCTGCTGGCGGCTCATCTCGCCCGATTCGAGCAGCTCGCGGCCGCCCTCGGCCAGCCGCTCGCGGAGGCTGTTGCTGATCCGGTTGAGATTGCCCCCGCTGACGAGCCCCTTCGCGATCGTCTCCGACAACGCCGGGTCGGAAAGAACCTGCTGCGAGGTCGTCGAGATAACCCGCCGCCCCCGGTCGGCCAGATTCTTGTTCGCCCCAGCCAGGTCGCGGGCGAGCTGGCGCGTGAACTGGTTGACCGCCCCCTCGTTGACCTTGAGGAAATCGCCTGCGGTTCCGGCGCTCCCGGCCTCCCCGATCTTGAACCCAAACCCGGTAAGCTGTCGGTCCACGGCGCGGGCGGTGCCCGAAAACGCGTCCCGCATTGCCTGGGTGACCCATTTGTCGCCCTCCAGGCCCATGCGTTTGCTGATCTGGTCAATCTGGCGGAGCAGGATCGTCGCCTTGCCCCGCTGGAAATCGGTCGTATCCATCAAGGCGGCCAGGTCGCGAGCGCCGGCCGTGTAGATACGGCCGGCGATATTGAGCTCGTTTTGGGTGGGTTCGGGGATCATTTGCTGCGCGGATGCCTCATTGCCTCACGGCGGCCTTCCACGATGCCGCGCTACGGCGTATTTTTGGCTTATGGCGCGTCCTGCGCCCTTCATGGGGGTGCAGGGGGCCGGAAATCAACCTGGGGCATTTGGCGCGGCTGGCGTGGGATCGCCGCTGGGGGCGATTTCCATGTCCCGGCCGCTCGGCTGGTCGCTGGCGGGCTCGTCCCCGGCGTCGTCGGTCGGATCGTCGGCGAGACCGGCCGCGCCACCCCGGAAGGCGGTGGGCAACTTGGCCTCGTCCTCGCCCGCCAGCCGCTCCATTTCCACGGCCACGATCGACTTGTCGCCGTGCAGCCAGGTCAAGGCCATCTCGCGCGACATCAGGCCAGCGCCGTAAAGCCCCTCGATGGTCGTGGCGAGCTCTGAATCGTCCGTGGGCAGGCCGTCGGAGAAGGTGAGGTTGACGGGCACGACCGCGTAGGAACGGGGCGTCCAGGCGTTCTCCAGGAGCATCGCGACCCGGAAGATAGTCTTGATGCCGCTGGAGATGAACGTTCGCTTCCGCTTCACGCGGGCGAGCGTCTGGCTGACCTGGAGCTTGAACTTCTTCCAGGAATCCGCGGAGGTGCCTCCGCCGAGGCCCAGGAGCGCGGGAGCGATCTCCATCTGCCCGCAATAGGCGTTGGTGGCGTCGACGAGAGCCTTCGCCGCCTCTTCCAGCCGTGCCTCCCAGGTGACATACTTGACCGCGTCGCCCTTGGTGGTATCCTCCACGACGATCGAACGGCCCTTCATCTGAAAATTGCCGTCCTTGTCGAACAGACCCGCCAGCACCATCACGGCCGGATCGCCGTGGACGTCGAGGACGCGGCTGATCTGCGATCGCCGGTTATTGACCTCGTCGATCAGCGAGTCGTTGCCCTCGTAGTCGCTGATGCCGCGCCCGCCAGTCGTGAAATTCTCCAGCTCGACGACGGTCAGTTCGTTGATCCGCGTCTCCTGGACGGGGTTCTCCGCCAGGCCGGGCTCGATCAGGTCGAGGTTGCCGGCCCCGACGCCGGAGGCGGAAATCTTGCCCGTCGAGTCGAGCACGTCCAGGCGGTGTGTGATCTTCCCGATCGTGTGCTCGATGACGCGGACGTAGCTCTGGCCCTTCAGTTCCACCTGGAACTTGATCGTCGCGGAAACAAGGCGGTCCGTACCGGGCGCGTAGATCGGGAAGATGTTTTCGGGCTGGACGTTCTCCGCGACCACCTGACCGGCCCTCACGAGGAGCTGCACGTGCGCCTTGCCGGCCCAGGATGCCGTCGCCGCCGACTCATACAGGAGCGGGTCGAGCGAGCTGGCGTCGCGGAAGCGTGCGATCGCGGCCGCCGCGTCGGCGTTCCCATTGGCGGAGCCCGCCGGCTCAACCGCCAGCTCCTCGCCGAAGAGCAGGTCCGCGAATTTCAGAGAGCAACGGCCGGGCAGGTTCTCGGCGATATAGAGAACCTTCGCCCCCAGGCCGATCCGTGGCCCCGTCGGTGGGAAATCATGCTGCGTACGATCCTGCTGCACGAAGTAGTGCTTGTGCTGGCCCACGTAGAGCATCCGCTTGCCGGAGAGTTCGCGGACCCTCGCCAACTCGTCCTGGCTCAGCCAAGTGGAACCGATGCTATTGATAGTGTCGTTCGTCATGCGTGCTCCCTCGAATCAAAGCCCAAGCGGTTTGGGCAGGATGCGGGCGACCGACCGGGCGCGGGCGTTCCTCGCCGCATAGAGCGCCCACATGCCCGATTCCAGGTAGTCGTCCTTGATCCACGTCTCCGCTCGCTTCAAGGTGTGTCCATCCAGCGGCGACTGGAAATCGATATCCGTGGTCTTTCTGCGGCCCTCATAGCCTGGGATTCCTCCGGCGGACGTGGCGGAGACCTCGCGATAGTTGGTGAATTCGGCGCGGAGAACCGAATAGAAGGGCGAGATGAAGACTCGCCGCTGGCTGACCAGCGAGTGCGTGAACTGCACGAGCTGCTGCTTGGCCTGCGAGCTCAGGTGCTCCAGGCTCGTTCGATCGCCGAAGCGTTTCGTCTGGCACCACTCGCCCAGGTCGCTCGCCTGATATTGCTCCAGGCACACCTGGCCGATTCCCCACACCCGATCGATCTGGAGCAGCTTCTCCTGGATCGGGTCGCGGAGATATCGCATGAATTCCCACGCGCCGAGCCAGACGTACACCGTGCCGTCGCAGAGCTCGGAGGCCACCTGCTGGCCTCGCTCGTCATACACGGGAACGGGAACGCCGACCATCGCCTTGCACGCGGTGCGACCTACGGCCGTGAGCACAGATCGATCAGGCAGCTTCGAGAACGCGGACGCGCGATCGAGACCGACGCCGATCGCCCACTTGCCGTCGCCTCCGACAAGTTTCGTCGCGATGGCCAGCTCCATCTGGCTGATGAGGAAGAAGGGTAGGCCCGGATGGAAAAGCGGATCGATCTGCTCGTCGGTCCACAGCACTTCGCCCGCGCCGGTCGGTTGGTTGCAGTGGTTGCGCAGGAATTCCGCCCGCGTCATCTGCGCGTAGCGGCCGCGAATCCAGTCCGCGTCGAGCCACGGGTGAACGGGCTCCTCGCCTTCAGGCAGTCCGATTCCACACCCACGCCGCAGAACATCGTCCAGATCCACGAACGAGATGTAGACGGCCCCGATCGACGGATCGCCGATCGACGGATTCGGTTCGCGTCCCTGCTCGGCGGCGAGGCGCTCTTCCTCTTCCGCCTGCTGCGCCAGCTCCACGAATCGCCAGACGGGATTGTCCTTGTCTCCGACATTGGAATCGACGATCGCCACGCCACACCATGCGTCGCCCGTGCTCGATGCGCCGACTTGGAAAACCTTGTCGTCCGGGGCGCGGCACAATTCCGTGTTGTGGTACACGGAGATCTTCTTGCCGTAGGTCGAGGCCTCTTTCGTGGGCTGGAGCTTGATGATCGAGCCACGGTGGCCGAACAGAATCACGTCGGTGAGGACCGTGATCTCTCCGGCGTCGCGGCGCGCCCGAAGGCGGGGCGAATTCTCGATCGTGTCGGCGATCTGCTTGAATACCGTGTCGCCGCCCTGTTCCTCGCTGTTGGCCTGGATGACGATGACCTGGTCGTCGTATTCGAGGCCGCGATGCAGGTCATAGCAGGCTGTGAATCCCGTCTTGTCGCACCGGCGGGGGAAGCACGGCATGATAGTCCGGTACCGGAGCGTGCCGTCCGGACGGAGCCGGAGCATCTTGCGGATCGCCTGTTTCTGCCACCCGCTGTAGCGGAGGGGCGACCAGCCGAGCTTCTTGTCGTCGCGGTAGCACTCGGCCTCGGCCCACGCGATGTGCTCGTCGGCCGTAAAATGGCGGCGAGCGGCCGGCGCAGGCGCAGGCGAGGCTCCCGCTTTTTTGGGCGTGAGGATCTGCGTGATCTTCGCGGCCTGGTCAACCGGCTTTTGTTTTGTCGCGCGTCGCGCCATTACTTTCCTTCGGCACTTTCGAAAAAGAGCGACGGCCGGTGGTGCGGGCACCGGCCGTCGCGCCCACTTGCGCGGGCATGCCCTGGGCGGCGAGGAGCGTGCCGTCGCCGGTTCGGCCCGCCCAGGTGCCCCGGTGTGCCAGGGCTCCGGCTTTTTCTTCGGGGCACTATCAGCCCGTGAAGGTCAGCGTCGCGGTCGCCTCGCAGTTAAGGACGGGGCTGCCGTACCCGGCCCGCGCCAGCAGGTATCGCGTCACCGCGCCGGCGGCGTGGACGGAGAGCCGGACCTTTCCCGTTGCGTCCGTTTGGACCTTGACGGCGGCCGTCCCGCTGCCGGAGAGAATCGTGCCCACCGGCGCGACGGCTTCGACGACCGTTGCCGCCGCCGAGTCGTTGCCGTACAGCGTGTCGGCGACGTGCACGTCGAGCACCTTCTGCGCGGCGAGGTTGTTTCCCTGAAGGTCCGTCACCTGCAGCGTGATCTCGATCGCGCCGGCCGCCTCGGCCGCCGGAGTGCCCCAGGAAACGGCGGGGAGCTTCGCCGCCAGGTCGGCCGCTACCGCCGCGATCGCCACCGTTCCCGCGATCGGCAGGGCATTGAGCTGCGTCTGGATGTCGGAGAGGATGCCGTCAAGGTGCGTCGTACCCGACGCCTCGAACAGGCTCGTATCCTTGCGAAGCGCTTGCATCTGCAGGTTGCTCAGCGTGGTCGGCATCTGTGATTCTCCTTCTGAAAAGGCCCATGCGGGCGTTGGTTTTAGGACTGCTGGACTGCGGGCGAAGCCTTCTGATTAACCAGGCGCTGAAACTCCTGGAGGATCTTCACCTCCAGCGACTCCCACGAGGGAACGATCCGCCGGCACGCCTCAATCAGGCAATCGATCGCGTCCTTGCGTCGGACGTCCTCGGCGAGTTTGCTGTCGAGCATCTTGTCGAGCGTCTTGGTGAGGTTCGCGCAGGCGTACATTTCCTGGGTGAGGTTCTCCGGATCGGCGTCGCCCGCGTTGTCGAGCACGCGCTCGGCCCGTTCCTGCAGCTTCGCCTGCAGGCGGACCATCCCGGAAATGAGCTTGCTCTTGGCGGAGACGAAGTCCTTCGTGACCGCGTCCTGGGCGGCGGCCTCGGCCACGTAGCGCTTCTCGCTCCACGTCGGCGAGCCGGCGGACATCCAGTTCTCGACCGTCTTGGCGGAGGGCGTCTTCGTCCCGGCTCCGTCTCCGTGGCGGCGTTTCAGTTCCGCGGCGATCTGCGCGGCGGAATTGCCGAGGAGATAGAGGTTGAACGCTTCGAGCTTGATCGCGGGATCGTGTGCCATCTCAGAGCGCCTCCACTTCGGCCCACGGTTTACCATGCTCGATGAACGTCACACCCCGCGCTGTCAGCCTCCATCGCTTCACCTTAACCTTCCGCACCGGATGCTCGCGGATCTCGCTCTCGATCAGGCCGCGATCGCGGAGATACCCCAGGTCGCGGACGATGTAATCGTTGCTGACGGGTTCGTCCAGAGAGAGCATCACGTCCAGCAGCTCCGATTCGGGAAGGCCGGCGGGGTAGACGGAGTTGACGTAGTCCAGGACGAGTGAGCGGCACTCGCGGATCTGCGACACGGTCGGGATAAACCTCTCGGTCATGATGCGCCTCTCTCGCTGATGGGACAGGACGGCGCCCGGCACGGCAGGGCCGCTATGGCGTCCATCTCCTCCCGGTGCTGGCGGTCTTGCTTCTGGGAGAGCGATCCGAAGAGACGCATCAGCTCGACCCGCTTCGGGTAGTTCTCCTTCAGGTCCTCGTTGACGGTCCACACGCGGGTATCGAGTTTGTCGTGGAACTCGTGGCGAGCCTCCCGCTCCGCGCTGATCGCGGAGGTAAGCCGGTCGATCGCCTCCTCCATCTTCTTGTGGTCGTCGGCGTTGCTCGACTCAAGCTTTTCGCGAGCCTCCGCCTCCGTCTTGCGAATCGACTTGTGGCTGTCGTCGTTCCCCTTGACAAGCCGGCGTAGCGACCACTGCACGAATACCACCAGCAGCGTCATGACGGCGTTGAGGACCATCATCACGATTTCAGCGCCGGAGAGTTCGAGTTGTGCGGGTCCCAAAAAGGCCATGAACTCCCTTCGGAAAATTTCGGGGTACGACAGGCGTCTCGCCTGTCGGCGCATGAAAAAGGCCCGTCTTCCATCGCGGAAAACGGGCCTTGTGAATGGCCTATGAGCTACGACCGCCTGGTCGGCCGCTTCATCCGCTCCAATGCGGCAATGGCATCATTGGATATAGGCCGCGCTACCGGCCGCTGCGATCCAGGCGGTGGCTCCTCTGCCTGGGGCAAAAGAATGTCATCGTCAGCGCTGACTTCTGCGGGTTTGCGTGCCTGGCGCGGCGCGACGCCCCAGGCGGTTCCGGCGCACAGCGGACATCGCCGAGGGTATGCCCCCATGAAAAGGAGCCAGACGCCCAAGGAGATTAGAACGAGAAGCCACGTTCCGAATCCCCAAACCCGACGAGGCTCCACGTATCGTTCGCACAGCATGCAATATCTAGGCATCCGTTTCCCCTTTCCCTGTTGGCATTAACTAGATCGAAGGTGCTTCCATATCCTGTAGGCCTTGATGTTCGCGGCCTTCACATTTACCGGCTTATGGCTGGCATTCACGCTTTCCAGTGTGGCCACCTCGCCGTCAAGCACAAGGCGCTTGATCCTCGCGACGCGATCGCCACACAACGTCTTTTCGATGATCGCGCACACCTCGCCGCTCTTTCCGTACGAACGCGGATCGACAATCACGATGTCGCCCTGCATGTAGTCGGGACTCATCGAATCGCCCTTGACCTGGACGGCAAATGCGCCTTTGGGCGCTCCCGCATACCTCAGATATCGCGACGCGATGCCGACAGGATAGCTCTCTGCCTCGATCGTGTCGATGCCCCTGCCCGCCGCTAGACGGCCGATCAACGGCACGTAGTTCCCGGAGTTCTTGGCTGGAACCTCTTCGGCGTCGACGACCTTTAAGCCGGGCTCGTCTCGCCCGAGCTCGCGTCTCTCTTGGGCGTCCGTAACCTGCATTATCTTTTCAAGGACCGCACTGCCCATGGCTGTCACGTCTCCCTCATTCTTCACCATGTCAAGCAACTTGGCTATGAGGTCGAGTTGTTGTATCTTGCTCTCGGATGCCAGCTTCGGCCCCGTGCCGGCGAAAATCCATTCAACGCTTGCCCCCGAGGCCTTTGCGAGGATCAGCAAGCCCGATATGAGGTTCACTGGAAGGCGTTTGGATTCACCACGCTCGAATCGGGCGATCGCTTCTCTGTGGGCCTTGCCTAGCAACGCACCGAATTCTAATTGAGTCAACCCCGAAGCTTCTCTTATTTCCCTAGCTCGCTCCCCGAATGCTGCCAACCAAGCTCCGTTGTCGAAGGCGCGGAACAAGGCAGGAATTTTTCTAGTTTCCGGTTGCGTCATGTCGATGTAAAATGTACCTTGTGTCCATCTTACTTGAGCCGCCAACAAAAGGCGGCTTTTTACGGGCGAACGTTCGGCAACCTGTTCGCAGCAGCAGAGGAGCATATCATGGATTCGCGGGTAGTCAAGTACGTTGTGGGCCTGCGGCTCGGCAAGCGGTGCATACACTCGTTCGAGGAGGCGGCTCACTGCCTCGGAATCAAGAAGCCCTATCTCTCGCAGATCGTCGCATGCACCCGCCGCCCGGCTCGTTACCAAGCCGCCCTCGCCAAGCTGTGCGGCTGCTACCCCCACGAACTGTTCGGCCAGTTCACTCATCCCAGCCTCGTCAGCAGCGGTGCGGAAACCAAACCACGGAAGGAGATCGCATGAACGCTTCGAGCATGGAAAAAGTACGGGAACGACTGAACTCAGCGATGGGCTTCATGCGTCCTGCGGAATTGGCCAGGCGAACAGGCGTCAGCAGCACGACAGTCGGCCGTTACCTGAAGGATCGGGATCTGAAACTCGATTTCGTTATGGCCTGCTGCCAGGTCCTGAACGTATCGCCCAACTGGCTGCTTTGGGGCAGCGAGTCCAAGCCGGTCACCGCCGAAGAATTGAGGACGAAGCTGATCGAATTCTTGAAGGCTGTTTGTGAGTGGGTCGAGCCCGGCAGCAGCGATTGGCTTGTTTGCGGCGAGGGCGGGAAAACCAGCGAAGCCGGCATTGGGAGCTCGCCCTCGCCGATCTCTTCCCCCGCTTCAAGTTCCCAACCGCGAGAGCGAAAGGAGTCGGCATGAACTATTGGATCGACGCATGGTGGTCGGTGAAGGCGCGGAAGTTCTTCGCGGCGATCATCGACCTAGACACGGGCACGGTGCTGTACGTCGCGCCCCAGGGCAAGGACGAACTGCTGGCGGCCAGGGCGGACGCAGCCACGTGGGCACGCGAACACGCCATCCCCTTGGAACGGTAGGGCGAAGGAGACGGAACGTGCGGACAGTCAAACCAACAACGAGCGGCAAGGAGATCGCGAATGACGGAGCTTTCCGAAAAGAACGGAATCGAGACGAAAGAGAAGTCGGCGCTGCCGGTGGAGCTGCAGGTTCTGGACCTGTTCATTGGGGCGAACCTGCTGCTGCTCGGTCCATCGGATGTGGAGCGGCTTACGGGCGTGTCGAAGGGCACGGTATCGGGGAAGCTGCGAATGATGGCCGAGGCGGGCTACCTGCAGGCGGCCGGCGCGGGCAAGTACAGGCTGGGCTCCAAGCTCTTCACGCTCATGATGGCGTACGCAGCCTTGACGCTGCACCAAATGGACCAGGTGCAGGACATGATGAATCGCAATTTCCTGCAGATCCGCTCGTCGATGCAGCAATTCGTGTCGGCATTCCCGGTGGCCGTGGCGACGCCGAGCCCGGCGCAACCGACCGGAGGCGAGGCATGAGAACGCTCAACCTCCAACTCGGCCGCCTGCGCGTGTCCATTTCGTTGGCTGGGCGGCCAGCCAAAAGGCCGAAAGGCGAGACGCCTGTTGTACATGGGATGCCGCTGCTGATCCTCGGCCCCGGCGGGGATTTTTCCGAGGGCTTCTCTATGGATCAATCCGGCCACCTCCGCGCCGACCTGCGTACCGAAACGGCGCACTTCAATGCCGGTCATTCGGAGGAGAGCCTGTGAACGACAAGCCTATCTCCATTCCGTCGAGTCTTTTCCTGGAGCTGATCGACCAGGCGTCGATGGTTCCCGGCGGCCTGATCTCCCCGGCCGTAACGAAGGCGCGGGGCATCCTCCGCCAGTGGGGATGGCTCAACATGCTCAAGGCGATCCGCGACCGCCGGCAGACCCTCGCCGACCTGCGCCGAACCTTCGGCCGCGATACCCGCAGCTTCCTCCGCCGCGCCCGGCTGGCGGCTCCCAGCCTTTCGATCGATCAAATCCGCCTGGAGATGGAGCTCTACGATCGGGCACGGAAGCCCGGGCGGACTTTTGACCAGGGCTCCGGCCATGCTCCGCTCCCCGGACTTCCGGGGGAACCGCATGCCACCGGCGAGTGGCCGGACGCCGACGAGGACGAACTTTCCCAGGCCTAGAAACGGCAAATGTACCACATTGGTACATTTAGTAAATCAATAAGGGACAATGAGTTATGGAATCAAAAAAAGAGAATAGGACGCCGATCCAGAACTTCGCCGACCTAGCCATCCGCGCCGCCGAGGTGCAGAAGGGACGGATGAAACTCTTCAGCACGACCGAGCTTGCAAACTACCCGGCGACTCCGGAGCGGATCATGGAGGCGGTCAATACCATCCATTACATCTGCGCCCAGACAAAGAGTCTCCTCGAGCTCTCCGTCGGCCAGCGCGGCATGTATATGTGCTGGCTCAAGATGAACAAGACGGGGCACGGCGAGTGGGAGAAATTCTGCGCGGAGCATTTCCCCGACATCCCCAAGACCAGCCGTTGCCGCTGGATGTCAGCGTACCTGACGCAGACCGGCGAGAAGCGGCCCAAAGAGCTTCCCGCCTACGAGCCTGACGAGCTGGAGGATGACGAGCTGACAGGCGCACTCGAGAACCTCACGACCGACAAGGTCGCCCGGATGCCGCGCCGTGCGATGCTCGAACACTTCGAGCGGATGAAGAAGCAGCTCGACAAAGGCCGCGAGCAGCTCGTCGCCGAACAGGAGCGGGCGCAACGCGCGGAAGCCGACTCCGAAAGGTTCCGACGTGGGCTGCTGATCCCGGACGACATCACGGAGGAGGAGAAGCGGTGCGAGCGGATCGAGTTCAAGTTCTGGGAATTCGTCCGGGTGTGGCTTGAGAACCTGCCGGATGATCGCGAGCGGGCCAAGGCGCACCTGGCCCTCTTCGGCAAGGTCCGCGAACACTTCATGGCCCTGTGGGAAGATCGGCTCATGCCGGCCATCATCACGAAGGTGGAGCGGGCCGAGGCGGCGAACTCGAAGAAGACGGCGAAGGGCGGCCCTGAGAAAGAATGACCGCCATCGACCCCGTCATACTGGCCCAACTCGTCGCCCGCCTCGCGCAGGACGCCTCGCGCAAGGAGCGGAGCGCGACGGTCGAGTACTACGCCCGGCTCTGCCAGTCGAGCGTCGCCCACATGCGGCGGCTCGCCCGCGAGGCCGGGTTCGACTTCGGCTACTCGCGCCGCAAGGACGCGGGCGGACACCGCGACGACGCCCGCGTCGCCGCGTGCGAGGCCGTAGTGACCATGATCGTGCAGAGCGATGGGGATATGCCGACGTGGGTCGCGATCGATTCCTGCCGCAAGCTCGGCCAGATCCCCTCCGAGGAGGAACTGTCGCTGCCGGTGCATTTCGTGGACCGATACATCCGCACGCACGCGATCGAACGGGCGGAGCGGAGCGCACCGGCCGCCACCCGCAAGTGCAAATGGGGCGAGCCGGGCGAGACGATGCAGATCGACTCGACCAACTGCCAGCAGTGGTTCTTCGTGGAGGATGACGGGCGCGTGCGGTTCACCGAGCGGGGCGAGGTCTATCGGAACAAGGCCAGCAAGCAGAAATCCCCGCCCATCATCCGCTACTGCGCGATCGACCCAGTCAGCGGCATTTTCAGAGTCCGCTACTACCAGACGGCCGGCGAGTCCGCGGAGGTGACCCTGCGGTTCCTGCACTGGGCGATGATGCCGTCGTTCGATTCGGGCCTCCTGCCGATGTGGGGCGTGCCGAAACTGCTCGTCCTCGACAAGGGGCCGGGCAACAAGAGCGGCCCCGTGCTCCGTGTCTGCGAGGAGCTGGGCATCGAACATCGCATGCACGCAGCCGGCCACTCGTGGGCGAAGGGCGCAGTCGAACAGCTTATGTATCTCTGGCAACGACTTTTCGAGAGCACGCTCCGCTCGTGGCCGGCGAAGAGCCTGGACGAACTCAATGAGCGGGCGGAGAGGGCGAACGCCGAATTCTGCGCGACGCGGGTCCACACGCGGACCAAACAGACCCGCTCCGCCTTCTACACGGCGGCCGTTAAGGACGTGGTTCCCCCGCCGCAGTGGGAGCTCTTCGTGGAGGCGGCGACGACGCGGCGGATCGAGCGGACCGTGGGCGACGGCAGCGTCGTCAGCTACGAGGGGCGCGACTACTTCGCGGGCGGCCTGGTCGGCGTGAAGCGCGGCGACAAGGTTCTCGTCAGCAAGGCCGTGCTCGC